AGATCTGTTAACAAACATCATGTATTCTTCAATAGCACCTTGCTTATCAAACTCAGCTAAGATAGCATCAAATTCAGCTAAATCAGTAGAAGCGTTAACACCAGTAACACCAGTAGTAACATTTCCTCTGTCTTCAATAGCATCAAATAAACCTTGAGTACCAACTAAAGTATCGTTACCAGCAATGTCGCCACCAAAAAAAGTATCAACACCGTTAGTTCCTGAACCTCTAACAGCCTCTAACATAGACATTTCAATATAATCATTAAAACGAGCTCTAGTATCAGACTCAGCTTTTAAGTACCACAAGTAACCTGACTGACCCATTTCAGTTGAAATTTCTACCCAACCAATTCTAGAAGCATCAGATCCTGAAACTTCGTAGTAATCTTTCATTATAATTGGTTTGTTAGTAAAAGTTGTAAAATTAGGTTCATTAGCCCCTCTTGTTTCTGCAACATGAGCCCCAGCACCAGTGTAGTAAGCAGTAGCTTTAGCGTATTCAGAACCATAAACTAATATAGTTGTAGACAAGTTAGTTGTAAGCGCTGCAATTGCAACACCATCGTAAGGTGCAACAGTAATATCAGCACCAGATACACCAGTAACTAAAGCTTTTGTAGTTGTGTTAGCGTTTGACACAATAACAGTGTCATTTAATCTAATACCGTGAGTTGTCATACCAGCTTCAACGATAGAACTAACACCAGGACCAAAATTCCCGTCGATGTCAGATTGAATAGTTATAACATTCTCAGCGTCAATGTCACCTTTGTAAGATAAATGTAATCTACCTTGTTCAGACCATACTACTTGATCAGCAGTCATAGCCTCTTCAGCCCCAACTTGTGAAAGAAATCCTGAAATAGTTCTCGGTCCGAAAACTTCAGCTTCTTTTTCCATTAGGTCTGGTACATATTGTTGTCCCCAACCTGCATTTGATGCAGTTGAAAGATCAAGATAATTTGTTTGCAGTGTTTGCTTTTGTGGAGCAGGTACACTATTCAAACTATTTCCTCCTGTAATTGCCATAATTTTGTAATTTTAAATTTGTAATTTATTTATTGTTTTTAATTTTAAACTTAAAAGTTGGAGAAGTATCATCGTTAAGCACTCTTACTTTAGGACCACTTGTGTTATCGTTAGAAAATGATTGCCTTGGGTCCATGTTTATATTTTTGGCCTTAGCAACACTGTCTTTCATAGCATCAGATTTTCCTTGTTCGTAAAAATGTTTAGCAATAGCGTCGGGATTCATTGCTGTAAAAAGAGATTTATGATAACCTTTAGCATCTGACATTTCATTATTTTTATTCAAGAACTTCTTGACAAAATTATTAATGTCACCTTGGGTTTCTTTAACCTCTCCAGCGTTCTTCACATTAAACCTATACTTCTTGTCTCCGACGTTGTATTCAAAACCTTTGAATTTATCGTTAAAAACTTCTTGAGTTTTTAATTTAAAAGTGTTAGTTTGTTTTTCCGCTATTTTTTTAGTCTCTTCCGACTCTTTGTTGTATCTATTAAAAAAGTCCCAAGCTTTTTGTTGTTCAGGTGTTAACCTAGAACCAGCTTTAACTTCTTCATAGTATTTAGACTTTTGCCCGTCTAAGTGGCTTTTAGCGTTGGCAACTTGCTCTTTTAACGCTATTTTTTTCTTTTTAATCTCTCTTTCTTCATCTATTTCTTCATCATATGAAAATTCATCTTCCATTAAAAAACTTATTTCATCTTCTGTTAAGTGAGATTTTGTTTGTTTGTAGTACTCTTTAAGAAGTGTAGTGTCGTCGTAACTAGAAAAGTCTTGGTTAAGTCTTACATAGTCTTCTAAACTACCACCAGTGTCTTCCATAAAATCTACAACTTTTTGTAAATTTTCAGGCAAAGCTTTTCCAGTTTCTGCAGATTCTAACATAGCTTCTTGAGCTTGTTCAGCTAAGTCTTCTACTTGCTCTTGAACTTCTTCTTCAGTAATTTCCTCTAATACTGCAGTTTCCTGTGCTTCAGTTTCCGGCTGTACTTCTTCTTGTTTTTCTGTGGTGTCGGTATCTTCAACGAGCTCAACCACTCCGCTGTCGTCAGCGTTATTTTTTGTAACTTCTTCTGTGGTTTCATTTTCTATTGGTTTGTCTAAGTTGACTACATAGTCGCCATCTTCGTTAATGTTTGGTTTTATTTTTTCTTCAACTGTCTCTACAGTTTCAGGTGTAGTTTCTTCAACTACGTTTTCTACGTTTTTTTCCATAATATAATATAATAATAATTAATAATTGTTATCTAGGGCCAAATGCACCTAAATCAAATCCACCTCCTATAGTATCATTACCTGCTGATTCAAAGTTTTTAGGTGCTTTTGCATTATTTCTTTGATCAATAAGCTCACTTTGTTGAGAAGCTTGAATTCTAGTTCTTTCGTCTTTACGATCTTCTTTTTCTTTTTCTTTTAAATTAATGTTTTCAGTTTCCATTTGCTTTAACTGCATATTCATTTGAAACTCTAGCTCCATTAATTGTTTTTTATACTCAACTTCTTGAGCTTGTTTTTGTGCATCAAGCTGGGCTTTCATTTGCTCAAGCTGCATATCTGTTTGAACCATAGCTTGAGCTTTTTGTACTTCAAGTTCTGCAGACGCTTGTTGCGCTTGTATATTAGCTTGTGATTGTGCTTGTATATTTTGCTGCGCAACCATTTGATCTCTTTCTTGTTTTTTCTTTCTACGTATTTTTAATATTTGATTTGCAAGCTTTACATTTTTAATTTCTCTAACATCAATAGCATCTTCAAGGTCTATAGTTTGTTGTTGCAGTGACATTTGTATATTGTTTTCAAGCATTGCTTTTTCTTCATCGTCAGGCATTAATTCTATAAATATACCAAAATCATATAAGTGTAAGTTTTTCATATCTTCTAATGTACCGACGTTATGACTACCTATTTGTTGTATGAAAGCATCTGCAGTTGGTGAGTATTCTAATATATCAGATACTCTAAGGGATAAACATTGAGCTACTTCTGAAGTTAAGAATAAACCAGACTGTAGTATATGTCTTGTTGCAGTATTAGAATTAGCTGCAGCTAGCTTTTGAACTCCAACTAAAGCATTTTTATCAGGTGTCGCAGCGTCTCTAGCTTCATTAAGCCCGGTTACATCTCTTATCATTTGTAAATAATAATTGTATGTACCAATTAAGCTTTGCATTTTTTGCCCACCAGAACCTGATTGTATTTCTTGTATTGGCACTTTACCAGGATTCATATCACCTTCACTTGTAAATGATCTACCAATTACAGACCCTGTTTGGAAGAACATATTTAAAGCTTCTTGTGGATTATAGTTTGTACCATTACCTAAATCTATTTCAGCTAAACCATCAGCGTCTAAATAAACACCGTCTGGAACCATACGCGATAACACTTGCTGTAGCTTTAAATGTGTAAGCTGTATCATATCAGCAAAACCAGTTATACGCTGCACTAAAGACTCTATACGACCTTTATACATACGTGGTGCTACAATAGCGTAGTTCATTTTAACCTTAGTAAAATCACTTTTAGGTCTCATCATGTTTTTGGCCATTTCCCACTTTAACAACTTGTCTGTTCCTAGTATTAAAGCGCCGTCATATAAACACTCTACAGATCTTTGTAATTTACCAAAGTTACCATCGTCTCCAGGTGGATTAAATGTATCATCTTTCGGTAATATTTTATCGCCACCAGTACCAGTTTCTTTTACTTTATAAACTTCGTTCATATATGTTTTATAATTAAAATATAAAACTTGAACTTTGTTATTGTCTTGATCGTTTTCGTTATAACCTTGGTTATAATTGCTTTTGTGATAATTTTTATTTTTAACTATATCTTCTAAGTCTTCATGTTTTAAATGTGGAAACTGTTTTACAAGCTCATTGATAGGTATAGATTTTACCTCACCAACGTAATATATATCATCAAAGTAAGGTGAATCAGTATGTGAGTATACTAAATCTGTAGGGTCAACATAATCAACAACAACTCCTTCAGAAGTATTAAAGCTAGTTTTTACAGCGCCTATACCTAACACTGTTAAGTCATAATAAAATCTTTTCTTTATTAATTCGTAATCACTACCGTCTAGCAAAGTGTTTATAGCTTGCTCTTCTGCTATTTCTACAGACTGCTTATATGTTAGCTGCATGTGAAGGTCTAACTCTTCTTGAGACTCTGGTAGTTTTTCTCTATCATTTTCATACAAATCAACACCAAAAGCATTATTAACATAATCATTTAACTCTTGCGTTTGCATGTCTCTTATTATAGAGTTCATGTATTCAGTTCTTTGATCTACACCATACGGATCTTGTGAATAAGCTTTTATGTCATATGTTCTTTCTGCAATACCATTTACAACTATATCAACAAACTTAGGTATAATAGGCACTGGTTTCCAGTCTAAATTAAGATAAGACAAATCACCATTAATAGATAACTCATCCTTGTATTTCTGTATTGATTGCTCACCTCTAGCGTACAGCCTTAAATTATGAAAATTATTATGATTAGTTTTATATCTATTAGAGCCTCTTTCAGTATGAAACCACTCAGCTTCAATAGCCTTAGCTACTTTTAAACCATAATCATAGCTCATTTTTTCCAGATCGCTTACAACTTGAGAAGGAAAATAACTTTTTACAATCATATTTGTTTTTTAATTAATTTAGATGTATTGCCTTTGTTTTCGTACTTAGCAATACTTATATTTAGTTTTGGTTTTTCTATTTTAGCATTTGGCCTATATAAATGTCTATTGTTAGCCATTATTGCTAAACCAGAACTTATAGATGCATCATGCTTTGTTCTTTTATTTATGTCAAACTTAGCCCAGTCATTTAATAATTCATTAAAATAACAATTACCAAAAGTACCATCTTGCGCCATACCTACGTGGCTTTGTATGTACATTTCTATTGCAGCGGCGTGAGCTTGTTTTATATCTTCACTTGAGTTAGGTATACCACCCACTTCTTTTTCTGCTACAGATAATTTATTCCATATTTTATCTGGTCTGTTCATGCTAAAACC